TGGACTGATACTCTTGTAACGAAGCATTAGCCTCGGTTTGAAATTTTTGGACTTTAGCATTGATCTTTTGGACTTGAGAAGCGGCTAATTCGGGATCTTCTTCTGTCTCGATATAAAACGTAAGCTTTGTGAAATCCAATGGTTCCATCACAGGAGGAACAAAACTCACAGATGAATACGCTGGAGGAGACGATGGCATAGTGACTTCTTTTGCAATAAACACTGGCACTTCTACACTAGAAGGTGCAGTTGGCAACGATCCCATTACAGGAGTTGGAGGCAATACAATATCGCTTGGAAGTTGAGCAGAATAACTTACCATACGTTCATGTAACACTTTAATAGAAGCGTACATTACTGGCAATCTGTACAGTTCTTCAGGAAAATTCGATATAGTAGCAGTTGCCAAATCGGTTACATTTGCATAAGTAACTACGCTAATATATTGTTTATGCCCTGTATCGTTTGTAGGAGTTGGCAATACATACAATTTCTTATCCAATACATAGTATTTAGGATGATCATTGGTGGCTCGTTTTAAAGAAGTAGCTGTTCCTGCATCAAAGCGATCAAACGGAGAAATTTCTGTTGCAACCTTTTCTCCTCTTCGCACACTTACTACACGATGAGCATTTTCAATGCTTTCCCCTGTATCGTTAATTACTGCACTTTGTTCCGTACTCATTAAAGCTAACATTTGAGGATTGATAAGACTTAATCGATTGACTACATCTTTGCAACCATCATTAAACCATTGCAATGCATTAGATGATACAGGGATACTTCCTGCAAGTGCTTCTATTTGTGTGTTAAAATTTGCCATATTACCTTATTAATCCTTTGGGGGTGAAACTTGGGAAATCCACGATAAGTGATTTTGTGAATGGAAAAACACCCCCAAAGAACATTATTTAACTACCTATTTCCAGACTGCGTGTGCTTCAGGCATTAGACATTCCAAACCAGCTTCAGTTTGAATTAAGTCAATGCGTCTATCCACACCCGTGTTTTCTAGACTTTGAACACCTACATGAATCGAAGTATCACGATTCACACCGTTACCGACCAATGGACGATAAGCGACATGCTTCATGTTTACTGCAACCATTTTGGCACCACTTGCAGCTCCATCCAAATGGATGTTACGAGTTACATTCATATCTCCATATGGAGTTGAAATAGTAGTGATGCTAAGTCCAAACATCTTCTTTTTGCCTGTAATTGCCATATCTGCTCTACCAAGACCATCAACACCTGGAGATGTTGCACCAGGTTTTACCATACCAACATTGTTAGCAAAGTATCCACTTAGTTTATGCAACCAGTTGTATACTTCTGTACTTGCAAAAAAGACAGTAGCATTACCGTTGTTGTATCTTGGGTCTAAGAAGTTGCTCATATCATCAAGAAATGAATCCTGTGATTTTGTTGCAAGCGTCATACTGAAGATGTTACCAGACTGTAAGATGTAATCAATGATACCTTGCGTATAACGAGTTGTACCATCTACATGCTTACGATTGAAAAGAAACGCCTGTTCCATATCGTATTTATGCTCGATTAACTTCTGTTTCCAAATCCTTGCCCACTCATCAGGAACGATCTTTAACTGAGTCGCTCTTGCAGTGTTTGTCATCTGACAAGTTGTTTTGAAAATTTGAGTTAATCCATACACATCCTTATATGGCTGATCTTTCCATGAATCAGGAAACGTACTTCCTTCCGCATGAGCAGAACCATTTGCATAGACTTTATTGGCTTCGGAGGCACTTGCAGTTAAAGACCATGCGCCACTACCATACACTTGCCCTGCAAAAGCGGGAACATAATCTCCTGCGCCTGCTACACCTTTGATTACCTTTACAACGACACCTACTGCATTGGTACTACCAATATCTACAGGAGCAGATTCTACCTTTACAATAATATAATCATCGTTGATTTTGGTACTGTTAGTAGCAGTTGTTGCTATGTAAACAGGTATTTTTAACAATTGACCTGCCAAAAGCCAAGCTGGTTTTGTACCAGATGCGTCAATTGCAGTAGCAGTTTGACCTAATACGCTTTGAACATTACCTTCTGAAAGAAAATCAGAACTTAATTTTAATCCAAAAAGTTGGTCTTGAGCAAATTTAGCTTCTGCTAACTGCGTTCCAACATAATCGCCATCTGTAGTAGATGCAGATCCACTTACTTTGTCTGCATCATGAGCCATAACGTACGCATATCTTTTATGCCAACTGGAACGTTCTTCTAATGATTTGAATTCAGGATCATCGGTTGGCTTTTTGGAAGCCATAGATAAAAATCTGAAAAATGGTGTTTGATCAATTGCTAGCTCCGATACACGATTACCAAACGCATATCTTCTTCTAAGATCGCCAATCCCCGCACCTAATGTCTTAGGGGATGAACCATCTGAAGAAGGAGCAACATTGCTTGTAGTTAGAACTAATGGATTGTCTGCCATTATTTTCTCCTTGTTTTGATTTACATTATGTCAAAACAAACGCACCGAATTAACTAAACAAGTTATCTACCTGATTGTCCAGTCCTAATATGGTATCAAACACTTGATCATTTGCATCCACAGACTTTGCCTGTGAATTCGTATTACTTGCAGTGGTAGGAATACTACGAACCGCTTTCATTTGTTTAAGCATATCACCTTTTGTGCTTTTAGCCACATTAGACATATACAAGTCTTTGTTTTTAAGAAGATAAATATCCTCAAACCCTATTTGATGTTTATTTGCCCAATCCATCATATCATTAAAGTCAGTATCGCTGATTCCAGACTTTTGCTTAAATGCTTCTGCCTGTTTATCACGCTCTGCCTTTTGCATCGATTGTTGGGTAGCTTGTTTTTCAGCAGTTAATTTGCTGTCCACTCTGCTACTTACCGCACGATCAATCATGGTTGAAAAGACCTTTGAACTATCGCTATTTGGATTTGAGACTGCTTCATCAATATCAAAAACAAAGTCTTCAGGAAGAGATAACTCTTCTTTCAGTTCCTTCGGTTTTTGTCCATTTTGAACATAATCCCTTATTGTGTTAACTAATCCTTCATCATTTTGAAGGGCTTCGATGTACGGCTTAAAGCGACCAAATTCGTCTAGCTCTTGTTTCATTTTTTGAGCTTCACGTGAGGAATCAGAATAACGCTTCTTCCAATCAGTGTCTTCCTTTTGAGGAGCCTCTTCTATTTCTGTAAAAAGAGGGTTTTCCTTTTGGGGTTCTTCTGATACTTGTTGATTTTCTTGAGGTTCTTCATCGTCTCGGATCGCACCGTTTACTTCTCGATCCAAATCGTCAAAGAAACCTTCAGCAGAGCCAAATACAGAATCTTCTACTGCATCCTGGGTTACTGCTTGTTGGTCTTCACTCATTAATTAACCTCCATAGGCTGTTCTTGTGAATTCTTTTTAAGGAGTTGTCTTTGTAAATCAGATTCAGCTTTGACTCTATCTGCAGAACGTCCTTCGGACATTTTTCTGTCATTAACTGATTTTTTGACTTCCACCTCTCCTTGCATAACTTTTTGCTTAATACCCGCTTGGACCAACTGTCTAGATAAGGTTTCAATCGTTCCATCTTTATCTTTAACCTGTTCTTGCATTTGACTGAGTTGAGATTGCAATTGAGAGTATAAACTTTTTCGTTGTACAATCTTTTCTTTGTTACGGATATCGGTTTCAGCTAGTACTGCAATATCATCTACAATACCAAGCTTCATTAATTCTTTCATTTCTGCTAAATATGCCCATCGATTGACAGGTAAAGTAGAGCCTGCAACGATACGAACATCAAATTTGGCTGTTTCATAATCATTCCATTTTCCAATAGCTTTACCATAATCGTTATAAATCGGTACATTGATCTCTACTTCTTTCATGTTTTCAATATTATTAGGTTGTACAATTCGCATCACTTTATGTGCTTTGTACACTCCTTGACTAAAATCTTTTACGACTTGACCTAATTGTTTTAAAGAAGGCTCTATACTGCTTTTTAACCATTGCTTTACTCGTCTAGTACCATATTCGTCCAAAGCCAACATACCTCGATAGGTTTCGTTTTGACTATCAGGACTTCCCATTGAAGTACCATAAATTCCTGCCAAATACTCCATATCGGTTTTGCCTTGCTGAACAATATTATAAAAGGCAGAAGACAACTGAGCAGGCATGACTTCTTTTGGACTTTCAAATCCTTGATTTACAGGTAACAATGCGCCAGGGGCGGTTGCGAATTTCTCCCAATAAGCAGTATCAATAGATCCTTCTTGGTACATCCAACGAAGGGAACTGCCCAATGAGGCGTTGTGTATCATAAGCTGATGGGCTTTGTTGATTTCTTGTTGTTTACCAACCAAAGGTGCAACTGCGCTCATGGCAAAAGGTGTTCCTGTCCATTTATACATAAAGGGTACTAAGGGGTAATGCTCTGTTGGAAGAATATCCTCTGATAGAGTTACGTCCCCTGCGACTTTTAATAATTTGATTTCTGTTTTGTAAAAGAAAACATGGTCTACAATCATTTGAGAAAATTCTTCATCTTTTTTGAGAACATTGTATTCTTCTGCAGTAATAATCTTGTTTTCAATAACAGACATTTCTTTTTGAGCTTCTGCCATCATTTGTTGACTAAGAAGAGCGAGTTGCGCTTCATTTTCTTTTACTGCCTTTTGTAGTTCTAATTCCATACGTTCAGGAAGGACTTCTCCACTTTGGACGCCTTGTTGTAATTTTTGTTGAAGTTCCTGTAATTGAACTTGCATTTCTGCACTGGCTTCTGCTATTTGAGTATCTACTTGTTTTTTAACCTGTTCTAC